TTGAGAGAGCGAGCTCTTGTTTTACTATTGTTTTACCTCGTTTTCCGCCGGTTTTGTATCGGCGTAAAATTCAACCAATTAGCAAGGTTGGGGGCAATGATTCATAATCTTGCGCCCGGTCCGCAAAAGAAAGCAAGTTGGCGAGGTAGCTCAGTTGGTTAGAGCGTATGATTCATAATCATAAGGTCCCCGGATCATAGCCGGGCCTCGCTACTGAAAATCAAGGAGTTTCGAGTTTTCGGAGCTCCTTGTTTTTGTATCCGGACGTCCCGGATCCGGAGTCGGGAGATCGGACCTCCGGAGTTTCTCGTCGTTTTATCCGTCGTCAATTACAAACAAAATTAAGTATATTTGCGGAGGATTGTTTTACTATTGTTTTACTAAAACGGCGGAAAATGGCAATTACCTTGAAACCGGTCGTCCTCAAGCACAACCTCCGGGAGGACGATACGTACAACGTCAAGATCCGGGTAACGCTCAACCGGCGGAGCTCGTATATCGGCACCGAGCACTATATCAGCAAGCGCAAGATCGGCGACAAGGGGGAGATCAAAGATCAATTTATCCTCGACGAGGTCAACAACGATATCCGCCGGCTCCGGTCGGAGGTCTCCAAGCTCGGGGCCAAGGTCAACAAGTTTACGGCCTCCTCCTTGGCGGGGTATCTCGCCGAAAAGCGCAATCCCGGTACCGGCCAAGGTATCGACTTTATCGCCTACTCCCGTCGCAAGATCGCCGATATGAAACGCCGGGGCCAAGCGGCGACCGCCTCCGGGTACGAGTATTCGATCAATAAGCTCGTCGGGTACCTCAAGTCCGAGACGCTCGAGATCAAGGATATTACGGTCAAGTTTCTCCGCCGGTACGAGCAATGGCTCCGGGACGAGGGCGTCGGCTCCCGGGGGATCGAGTCCAACCTTGCGGCGATCCGGGCCCTTTTCAACTTTGCCAAGGACGAATACAACGACGAGGATCTCGAGGATATCCGGATCTCGCATTACCCTTTCGCCAAGTACAAGATCCCCAAGGCCGATATCCCGGAGCAACGGGCCCTCAAGATCGAGGAGATCGTCAAGATCGCCGGGTACCGGTACCGGCCCGGGAGCAAGTACGATCCTCTCCGGGAGATCAGCCGGCCGGAGCTCGCCCGGGACGTATTCCTCCTCTCCTTTTTCTTGGTCGGGATCAATTCCAAGGATTTGATCGAGCTTGCGCCGGAAAACGTCAAGGACGGATATCTTACGTACAACCGGTCCAAGACCCGGAGACGTCGCCGGGACAAGGCGGAGACCCGGATCAAGATCTTACCGGAGGCCGAGGAGCTCCTCTCCAAGTACGCCGATCCGGCCGGGATCCGGCTCCTCTCTTTCTATAAGAGGTATGCCAATTACAAGACTTTCAACTCCAACGTCAACAAGGGCCTCAAGGCGGTCGGCGAGTCGGTCGGGATCGATGATCTCGAGTATTACGCCGCCCGGCACTCGTGGGCTACGATCGCCCGTAACGATTGCTCGGTCTCGACCGACGATATCTCCCTCGGCCTCAATCATACCGACTTTCAAAAGAAAGTAACGGAGGGCTATATTACCAAGGACTACTCGTTGATCGACAAGGCCAACGAAAAGGTCGCCGAGCTTTTCCGGAAAACGGCGATAATTAAACAAAACCCGGACGAAATTGAACAAAATCCGTCGAAAATTGCACAAAATAAGCCGGAAATTGAACAAGATCCGGCCTAAATCGTACAATTGGCGTAAGGATCTTACGCCGGTCCAAGATCCAAAATCGGCCCGACGCCGAGGATCAGCCAATAGGGGGAGACGCCGTAATCGTTGACGAGGATCTCGAGCAAGTGCAAGGGAAACTCCCGTTGAGGCTCCCGGAAAAGGCGTACGAGGTTACGCCGGTTGAAACCGTACTTGTCGCAAAAGAGGTAAAACTTGTCGATCCTCCCGACCTCGACGAGGTAATCGATCGCCTCTTTGGTCCGCCGGTTTATTGCTTGTCCGATTTCGTTTTGCATACTCCGGCCTCCATTGCTTTTGATACTCTCTCGTTAACGGCCCGGTTTCGCTCCTCGAGACGGAGCTCCCAAAAAGGGATCCTCGACGGATCCGGGCCCGATCCGCCGGCGAGGAGACGCTCAAGATCCTCGAGCTCCTCCGGCTCCATAACCGGGAGGTATTTCTCGACGGCGAGCAAGTAATCGATACGACCGCCGATCTCCCGGCGGCACGCCTTAACCCGGTCCGGTATGATAAACGGATATCCCTCTCCGAGGAGGAGCCAACGGGCGTCGATATCGGGGTACAACCGCAAGATCGAGAGGACGGGCTCGAGGCCGACGGATCCTCCGGGGCTTGCGATCTTGTTGACGTATTGAGGCGAGACCTTGAGGATCTCGGCAAACCTCGACCGGCTCCCGGCCTTGGTCTTGACGATATAATCAATCCTTTCGTTGATCGTTTCCATATCTCAATAGCTATATTTAACCTCCGGGGCGTATTGCTTGCCGGATTTGTACTTGGCGACGAGCCGGACCGAGATCTCTCCTTTGTCGGGCACAAGAGCGGAGAAAGTATCCTCCACTCCCTCCGGGACAATATCGTCCCGGTCCCACGTACGTCCGAGCTCCGCCGTATCGGTAAGATCCCGGGCTTTGCCGTTGATCTCCCACGTCCGGGAGACGAGGGCGTCGGAGGCGGCCCGTACGATGAAAAACGTAACGACCGGCGAGGATCCGCCCTTGAGTTGGACGATCGCCTCTCCGTTTTCGGCGAGGATCATATATCCGTCGAGCTCGTTGGTCGGGATATCCTCCGGGGAGCAACCGGCCAAGATTGCGGCCGTTGCAAGCGATATGATTTTCGTCGTTTTCATAGATCCTCCGGTTTGGTAGATATCAAACTCTCGAGACGACCGATCTCCCGGTTGAGGCGGCCAATCTCGGCCTCTTTCTCCTCTACTATTTTATAAGGTGCGATCAGCTTGTCCGAAAACATTTTCAAGAGGGCCTCCGATAATTGGTCCGAGGCGGCCTCGAGCAACTCCCGGTAACTTGTCGTCGATCCCGGGGTATCGTCGTATCCGGAGATCCGGAAAGCGTCGATTACCGATACCTCGAGCCAAGCGCAAATACTCTCAATTTTTGATAGGGGGATCCTCTCGTTTCGGATCGTGCGATTGACGTTATTAGGCTCGATCTCAAGAAAACGGGCGAGATCGGACTTGGTTTTCCCTTTGAGGGCCAAGATTTTTTCAAAATCTATCATACTAATAATCAGCGATTTAAGTTTTTAACCAAAAATTTCTCGCAAATTTCTATCGAAAAATGATACAACATATCAAAATTTGATATATCTTTGCACCGTGAGAGTTATAATCGCACGGACAAAGTTAAGAAATTAAATCATTTTCGTCTAATGGAAACAAAGAAATTATCGCTAAAGGATTGCTACGAGAGCCTCGGCAAACCTCAAAAGACCCTCCGGGAGAGGATCGCCGAGGAGTGCGGAGTTACCGCCGCAACGGTCTTTCGTTGGCTTGCCGGCGAGGTTATCCCGGACAAGCTCAAGAGAGAGAGGGTCGTCGAGATCGTCTCGGACTTTATTCCCGGCGTAACGGAGGAGACTCTTTTCCCGGGGTGCAACAAGTAATTAACCACAAAACCGCAACAACAATGGTACAAGCAACAAGTCAAACAACTCCTATGGTAAAGAGACAAGCTAAAAAGGGTTGGTTTAGATCCCTCAAATGGTGGCAAAAGATCATTTATATTGATTGGGCGATCTCTTTCTCCCTCTTGTGTATGATCGAGGAGCCAATGTGGGCGATATTCGCCAACGTCGCCAACTTTTTCGTATCGTCGATCCTCCTCAACAAGTTTGTCCCGGTACCGGAGGACTAATACGCAACAACAATGGAAATCGAGATCTTTGAATTAAGGAATTTGCTCAAGGAGGCCGCCGAGCTCGGAGCTACGAAAGCTCTTATCGCCGTCGGTCAAATCCCCGAAATGATAAGCCAAAGAGAGGCCTACAAGCTATACGGCGAGTCAACGGTCAAACGTTGGGTCAAGGAGGGCCTTATCAAGCGGCACAAGGACGGAGACGCAACCTCCAAGGTACGATACTCCCGGATCGAGCTCGATATCCTTGCAAGATCAAACAACCGGGCGACTTATCTCCCGACCAATGAAAGGTAAACCTTATTTTATAACAATTTAATCGCAACAACAATGGGAAACAATGAAAACGAGGCTTTAGTGCCTACCCAAGTGCTCGAGGCGAGTGCCCTCGAGGTCCTCAATCGATCCGAGATCGATATCCAAATCGCAACCGCCAAGCAGTATCCCCGAGATCTCAAGAAAGTCCTCGGCAACGTCCGGGCTTACGCTACGATCGACGAGGAGACGGCGGAGGATTGCTTTTACGCTCTCAAGCGAGGCAAGGGATCCGACGAAAACCTTATCGAGGGTATTTCGGTCCGTCTCGCCGAGATCTTTGCCTCTTGTTGGGGTAATCTCCGAGTACAAACCCGTATTACCGGCAACGACGGCAAGACTATTACCGCCCAAGGAGTTTGCCACGATCTCGAGAGCAACCTTGCCGTTTGCGTTGAGGTCAAGCGTCGTATTACCGACCGCCAAGGCCGTACTTTCTCCGATGATATGCAGGTCGTAACCGGCAACGCCGCCTCGGCTATCGCTTTCCGTAACGCCGTCCTCAAGGTTATCCCCAAGGCCGTTACCAAGAAAGTCGTCAACGAGATCAAGCTCGTCGCTCTCGGCCAAGCCGGCGACGTGGAGAGCAAGAGAGTCGCTACGATCAAGTGGTTTAACCAAAGGGGCGTAACGACCGAGCAGATCCTCAACTATATCGAGGCCGATTGCGTCGAGTCGATCGACGCCGAGAAACTCTTGACGCTCCGCTCGACCGCAACCGCAATCAAGGAGGGTACCACCACCGTCGCCGAGACTTTCGGATCCAAGGTAGCCGACGCCGCCGGCCAAGCCGCCAAGATCAAGGAGGCCGCCGAAAAGACCGCCGCCGCTCAAGCGGCCGCAACCGAGAAAAAGTAAATATCCATTTTCTAAAATTACGTAACTATGTGTAAATCAAAGGAAAACACCCAAACGGGGGGGGGTAAATTCTCCGAGATCGAGGAAAAAGTAAAGGATCTTGTCGAGGCTATTGACAAGGTAAAAGGCGGATCTTTGATCCTCTTTGCCTCCGCCGATGCAGAGGGGGACAAGGACGGCAAGCAGAGCACGACCGCCGCTTGCGGCAAAAAGGGAGCTCTTATCGATATGATAGCCCACTCGACCGCCCACCCGGAGGGACGAGAGATCGCAAGGGTAATAACCGACGGGCTTATGCTCGGACTTGCTCTCCGTCTCGACAAGTAAACCTCGAGTAAATATCCGGGCCGGATCTCCGGCTACAACGGCCCCGGCCCGGTTTCAAGTAAGTAAATCAGTAAGTAAACCAAGTAAATTTCAACAATTATGGCAAAGAATTATATCGCAACAACAAAGCCGATCAAGATCAAATCCGAAAACCACGCCGCTTGGCTCGAAAACCGTAAAGGCGGTATCGGCTCCTCCGAGGTCGCTACGATCCTCGGTCTCAATCCCTACGAAAGCAAGCACGCCCTTTGGCTCCGTAAGACCGGCCAAGCTCCGGCCAAGGAGGAGACTTTCTTTATGAAAGCCGGCCACTATCTCGAGGACGCCGTCGCCAAGTTTTTTGAGGACGAGTCCGGTTATACCGTAATCAAGAGCTCCGCCGACGAGGATATCTACGTCCACCCGGAGTACGAGTGGGCCCGAGTCTCTCCGGACCGTACGTTTTGGCTCTCCGGTACCAAAAACGACGAGAAAGGTATCCTCGAGTGCAAGACCACCCAAAGGGAGATCGATCCCGACAATATCCCTCCGTATTGGTTTACCCAAATCCAATATCAGCTCGGCGTAATGGGCCGCAAGAAAGGAGCTCTCGCTTGGCTATCCGCCGGTCGAGTATTCGATTACCGGGAGATCGAGTTTGTCCCGGACTACTTTAATTGGATTATGGAGGAGGCCGAGAAATTCTATACCGAGAATATCCTCGGCGGAGTGGAGCCCGAGTTGACGACGGTCGAGGACGTGCTCTACAAGTATCCGGCAAGCAATCCCGGCACCTTTGTAGAGGCCTCCGACGAGATCTCCGCCGCAATCGCAGAGCTCAAGGAGAAAAAGGCCGCCAAGACCTCTCTCGAGGGCGAGATCGCAGAGCTCGAGGAAAAGGTCAAGGTCGCTTTCGGCGAGGCCGAGGCCCTCAATTACCAAGGCTTTACCCTTGCGACGTGGAAAACGTCCAAGAGCTCGACCAAGTTCGACGACAAGGCTTTCAAGCTCGACAATCCGGATCTATACGCAAAGTACGTCAAAGAGGTCCCCGGGACCCGTCGTTTCCTCGTAAAATGATCCTAATATCCAACCGAGATCGGGAGGAGGTATTACGCCTCCTCTCGCTCTCCTCCTTATACGTTGAGGAGGCAAGAGCAATAAAGCGAGGGAAAGGATCCGGAAAGATCCGATCGTCCGTCCGGGAGACCGAGCTCTTGCGGAGGATCCACAACCTCGAGAAAAGGCTTAAAACAAGGCCTACAACCGATAATCGCAACAACAATAAGATATAAGACTATGGCTTTAAGAGATCAACCTTATTTACCGCTATACGTGCAAGATTTCTTGACCGACGAAAAGCTCGCCGAGTGCTCGGCGTCGGCCAACGGAGTCTATATCCGTATTATGTGCCTTATGCACAAATCGGAGGAGTACGGCAAGATCTCTCTCAAGGAGAAAGATATTTGCCGAGGCAAAAACGGCGGCAAAGTATCCGGCAAATACGACGGCAAGCTCGAGATCTTTGCCGGAAAACTTGCAAGGCATTTGCCGTACAACTTTGACGAAATCGAGGCCGGTTTGGAGGAGCTCCTCGACGAGGGAGTCCTTTCGATCGACGGCAATACCCTTTGTCAAAAACGTATGATCCGGGACGCCGAAATCAGCGAGAAACGTGCCGTAAGCGGTCGTCGTGGTGCAACCTCAACCAATGAAAGGTATAATAATCCCAATCAAAAAGGAGAGGATTTTGCCGATAAATTTGCCGAGGCAAAAGATCCGGCAAATACTGAAAATGAATATGAAAATAAAAATGATATTGATAATGATAAAAAGGGTAAAGGGATTGCCAAGGGAAAAGGGTCCAAGAAAGAGACCGTCTTAACCGGCGAGATCGTTGAGGACGTCGAGTTTGACTCTTTCAAGGAGTGGATCAATACCAACGCTCCGAGGGTCGCCAAAATGGACGAGCCGTTTACCCGGGATCAGTATTACGAGATTACCCGTATCTACAAGCTCGAGGACGTCAAGCATACCCTCGAGGCGATGCACAATTACAAGAAACTTGCGACCCGGTCGGCGTACCTTACTTGCCGTAATTGGCTCCGCCGGGATAACGTACCGGAGATCGGATCCCAAGAGGCTCCGGCCGGCAAGGTAGGATCCGCTCTCGGCGCAATCGCCGGGGCTTTGAGGAAATAAGGAGGCCGCCGTATGGATACCAACGCAATCGTCCCGATACTCCCGGCCTCCGAGGCCGTCGCAACGACCAAGATCTCGGCCTTGCCGGAGATATACAATCCGCTCGTCGTCCTCCTTGGTTACGTCCACCTCCTCCGGGGACAAAAGCCCGATACGGAGGAGCTTGTTTTCCAAGCCTCCGAGCTCGAGAGAGAGCTCAAGAGCAATTACTCCTACCTTACCCTCGAGGAGGTCCGTATCGCCCTCGAAAACGGCGTAAAAAAGAGGTTTGGCGATTATTACGGCCTCAACGTCGTATCGTATATCGAGTGGCTCGACGCCTACAAGAAAAGCGATACCCGGCGCAAGGCCCTCGAGGAGCACCGGGTCAAGAGCTTGCCGGCTCCGCCTCCGGAGGATCCGATCCTCAAGGGCAAGAAAAGCCTTTACCTCGAGTACACCTTTTGGGCCGAGAACAAGAGCTTTTTTTGGTGCCCGGATCCAAGCGAGGCGTACAAATACGCCCTCGACTCCGGGATCCTCAAGGCAACCCGGGAGCAAAAGCTCGAGGCCGCCGAAAAGGCGAGGAAAAAGATCGTCGAGGACAAGGAGCTCGAGCTCGAGAAATACCGCAAGGACGGCGAGAAATGGAGCTACGATACTAATTTAGTGTTATTAAATAAATATAAAGAGGGAGAGATAACCGATTTGCTCTTTAACGACGCTCTCTTGAGACGCTACGCAAAGAAGATCGTCCTTATCGGTCTTTTCGAGGAGATCAAAGCGAAAGGTATCGACCTCAAATCAACCCTAAATATCCCGGATTGATACGATTTTGTCGGTTTTCGGCCGGGAATCAAACAAAAAACATTTATCTTTGTGTCTAATAGAAACAAAATTAACGCAAACACTATGGCAACGACCAAGGCGTATATCGTTGGATCAACTCCCGAAACAAGGAAAAACGGCGGACTCCTCAAAGAGCTCGTCTCCTTTGGTCTTGAGCCTACCAACCTCAACAAGGAGGGATTAAATATCGTCGATTTCCTCCGGGCAAAGACGATCGTCGATCTTGACAACGACTTGTCAAAAATGGAGATCCGGATCGGGAAAAGACTCGGAAAGGCCGTCGTAACGCTCGCAGAGATCAAAAAGGCGTACGCCAAAAAAACGGACGAGCTCCGGAGATCGGTCCTCGAGTTTATCGAAAAGGCGGTCGCCAACAAAAAGATCGCTTTTCCCAACGATGATCCGAGGATCGAGATCTTTCTCGAGGTAACGGACGGGATCGGCGTAATATGGAAAGACGAGGTCGTCCTCGAGACGGAGGATAATCCGTTTGGGATCGACCGGGAGGAGGAGCGACGTTTCTATATCTACAAGTCCGAGAGGGACGGATACCTTTTCGGCATAAAGGGAGGCTCCCGGGAGTATTTCGACCACGCCGGGGAGAGCCCGATCACTCCGGAGGAGTTTATCGACGCCGTCGAGAGCTCCGGGATCCGGGACCTAATCAGCAACTTACGTTAAATCAAAATACCCAAGACAATGAGACCTATTGAATTTCCCGAAATGAACTCCGTTTACGGAAAAGACTCCAAGCGTTTTCTCCCGTTACCGGCTCACACCACCAACGGAGGGCACGTTATTACGTGTTGGAGACCCACTATCCGAGAGAGGATCCACCTCCTCTTTACCGGTAAGATCTATTGCTCGCAGTTGACCGACAAGAAAGGCCTACAACCCCAATATATGACGGTCAAGCGTCTCGAGCTCTTTTCCTACACCGGAAAGGACCGCCCGTTTGCGGCCAAGGTGCAAGACTTTTTCGCCAAGATCCTCGCCCCGATCGGGATCAATATCAAAAAGAGCACCGATACCAAGATTTGCCGTACGCCTCGCAAGTCTCTTGGATCCGAGGAGAAAAAGTAACGCCGTATGAGTCTCAACAAGGTACAACTTATCGGCTACGTCGGAGCGGATCCGGAAACCCGGACCCTCCAAGGCGGACAAACGGTCGCCAACGTTACCCTTGCGACCTCCGAGAGAGGTTATACCACCCGGGAGGGCCGGGAGATCCCCGAGCGTACCGAGTGGCACTCGCTCGTATTTTGGGGCAAGAGTGCGGAGACCGTCGGAAACCTCGTACGTAAAGGATCCCAATTGTACGTCGAGGGCAAGATCCGTACGAGATCTTGGGACGACAACGGGATCACAAGATACAAGACCGAGATCTTGATCGACAATTTCGAGATCCTCGGCCGCAAAGCAAACAACAACGGCAACGATCCGGGGCCTACGGCCGACGATCTGCCTTATTAACAACCAAAGTCAAAGGATATGGATAACGAGACCAAGAAAGCCGGCGTTTGCCTCAAATGTGGGAGGCATACCGACGATTTGAAATTGACGATCGATACGACCGTAAGCGACGAGCCGACCGAGGTTTGTCCCGAGTGCTACGAGAAAATCGAGGCCGACAACCGTCTTTTTGCAAAGGCGGTCCTCGTCGCCGGAGCTCTCGTTATGGTGCCGGTTATCCTTATCCTCTTGATCTGCCTAATAATCTCGAGCGTATGTTAGCTTATATCCGATCTTGCAAGTATTGTGGCAACAATCCGGAGTGTAGGCTCAAGCAAGCGATCCGGGACCGTATCAAGGATATCGATATCGACGCAACGGTCGTTGTCAACTGCAAAAAGGCGATCCCTTTCTACTCCAAAGGAGAGAGGATCAATTTCGCCGTTTATAACCCGATCCCGGAGGGGGCCGAGCCCAAGGAGGAGGATTTCCTCGTCTCCGGAGTCGTCGTCGATTATATCCTCGACAAGTACGGGCACGTCCGTAACTACGTCGTAAGGATCCCTCGTCGTTGGTCGCCCTATTTCGAGGTCGATAACGGCCCGGGTTGCCGGGAGAATATCTATTGGATCGACGGAGAGGCGGCCGCAAGCCAATTCCCGAAAGCCAAGCTCGGAAAGGACGAGATTCTCGTTTTCCCGAAATATACGGCAATACAACGAGTCGGCAATGGTTAACAATACGATATCGGTTGAGGAGCTTAACGCCGCCCGTCAAAAGGCCCGGCGCAACCTCGGAGCAAAACGGCCCAAGGTCAAGAGGGCACCGGCCGCCAAGACCGACCTCTTTACGGCTCTTGTCCGGGACGAGCTTGGCCTTGTGGTTGTCAAGGAGCTCGAGTTTTGCGCCGGTAGGCGGTGGCGGTTTGACTATGCGATACCGGAGTACAAGATCGCCCTCGAGGTTGAGGGAGGAGCTTTCAAGAAACGCCGCTATTACGACGACGACGGAGAGCTCGTAACGACGATCGGGGGCCGGCACAACTCCGCCAAGGGTTTCCTCGCCGATATGGAGAAATACAATACCGCAACCGTCCTCGGTTGGAGGCTCCTCCGGACGATCCCGGACGAGCTCTTGTCGGGAGCTACTCTCGATATGATCCGAGAGACTATACGTACCAACTATGGCAAAAAATGAGTACATTTATGAGAGCCGGCGCAAGATGAAAGAGGCACGCCTCGAGATCGTCGCCGAGCTTTACGCCAAAGGCAAGTCCTACTCCAAGATCCGGGAGGAGGTAATGGCCCGTCTCGGCCTCAAGTCGTACGCCAAGGATACCGTCGCAAAAGACGTCAAGACCCTCCTCAAGGAGTGGAGAGAGGCCCGACTCGAGGATACCGAGGAGGCCGTTTCCCTTTTCCTTGAGCGCAACCGCAAGCACTACGAGGAGACGTGGGACGCTTGGGAGAAATCCAAGATCGTCGAGACTACGACCAAACTACCTCCGATCCCGGCCGATGCACCGGAGGAGGCGGAGCAAAACGTCGAGATCTCGGTAACGGAGACCAAGTGCCCGGGCGAGTGGCGTTTTATGGATCTACTTACCAAGATCGAGGATCAGCGAGCAAAGATCCTCGGACTCTATGCACCGGAGAAAAAGGAGATCTCGGGGAGCGACGGAGAGCCGCTTTTCCCGACCTTTGCCGATCTCGATCTCTCCAAGTTGTCGGATCAAGAAAAGGCGGAGCTCTTGGAGCTCGCCCGTAAAGCCGGGGCGTAATGGGAAAGAGTGCCAATTTGTCGGATCTCTTGACGGCCGTCGAGCGAGAGGCTTGTACCAAGTCTCTTTTTGAGTTTGTACGGTCGTTTTGGGGCGTTATTATTCCCGAGGAGCCGGTTTACAATTGGCATATCCCGTACTTGTGCTCGGAGCTCGAGGAGTTGACGAAATATATCGTCGGCCGCAAGCCCAAGCCCTACGATTTGATTATCAATATCCCTCCGGGCACGTCGAAATCGACGATCGTTACGATTATGTGGCCCGTATGGATATGGACGCAAGATCCGACGATCCGGACGATTACCAATACCTACTCGGAGGATCTCTCGATCGAGTTTGCGACCAAGTCCCGGGATATCATACAATCCGAGAAATTTCGCCGGCTCTTTCCGGAGATCCAACTCCGCCGGGACAAGTCCGGCAAGCAATCGTACGAGAATACGGCGACCGGGGCCCGGTACACCACCTCAACCGGCGGTACGATTACCGGTAAGCACGCCCACTTGATTATAAACGACGATCCGCTCAATCCCAAGCAAGCGGAGTCCGAGGTTATGAGAAAGACGGCTTGCAATCATACCCAAACCCTCTCGTCCCGTAAGGTTGACAAGCGCAATACGCCGACCGTTACGATTATGCAACGACTCCACGAGAACGACGTAACGGGATATCTCCTCAAGCGCAAGAGGGACAAGATCAAGCATATTTGCTTACCGGCCGAGCTCTCCGACTACGTCAAGCCGGCCGAGCTCAAGGATCGGTACGTCGGCGGCCTCTTGGATCCGACCCGACTCTCGGCGGAGGTCCTCGAGGAGGCCAAGACCGACCTCGGGTCCCGGGCCTACTCCGGCCAATACGGGCAAAATCCGGTACCGGACGGCGGTAATATAGTCAAGAGAGAGTGGTTTCGGCATATCTCCCGGGAGGAGTTTGAGCGACGCCGGGCGTACGAGCCGTATATTTTCTTTGCCGATACCGCCTATACCGCCGATCTCGGAAACGATCCGACCGGCATTATTGCGACGTGCAAGATCGGCAACGATATCTATATCACAAACGGAAAGAAACTTTGGCTCGAGTTTCCGGATCTTTGCCGGTTTATTACCCGTTGGACGGCCGAAAACGGCTACACCGATGCAAGCTCAATCCGGATCGAGCCCAAGGCCTCCGGCCTCTCGACGGTCCAAACGCTCAAGAGGCAAACGGGCCTCAATATCACTATTACCGAGTCGCCCAAGGACGACAAGAAAGTCCGGCTCTCCGCCGCCTCGCCTACGATCGAGTGCGGCCGGGTTTACCTTATCGACGATTTCTTTACCGAGGAGTTTATCGAGGAGGTTTGCGGATTTCCGGCCAAGGAGCACGACGAGTACGTCGATATCCTTGCCTATGCGATTGATTATTACAACAACGTCGAGGAGGAGGACGAGCCTCAAGATCTCGACGGGTATTTTTGATTAACTAATAATGTTTTAACGTATGCCAACAATTGAGGAATTACTACAAGGCAAGACGCCGGCGCAACAAATCTCGACGTTGAAACTCCGCCGGAATTGCCCCCCGGCTCCAAAAGTCAAGCTCTTGGACGACCAATTTAATCCGCCCGGGCACCGTATCAACGACCGTGCTTACCGCCCGGACAAGCCGATCAAGGGTACCCGTACCGTCCTACGCCAAGGTAAAGAGGTTGAGGAAAAGTATATCGAGCGTTGGGAGGAGGTCAATAGGATCGCCGTCTCGCTCCAAAAGAAGATCGTCAACTCCGCCGTATCTTTCGTTTTTACCACGCCCGTAGCCCAAAAGGCCGAGGTAAAGAAAGGATCCAAGGAGGAGATCGTTTTCGAGGCCCTCAAGTCGATCTATTTCAAGAATAAGATCAACTCGTTTAACCGCCGTGTCGCCCGGGAGCTTTTCCGTTACGGAGAGTGCGCCGAGTATTGGTACCCGGTCGAGTACGGAGACGGCAAAAAGCACGATATTTACGGCCTCAAGAGCTCGTACAAGCTCAAGGTACAACTCTTTTCTCCGGGCCGGGGAGACGAGCTTTACCCGTACTTTGACGAGAGCGGAGACCTCGTCGCTTTCTCCCGTCAATACTATATCAACGACGTCCTCGGCAAGGAGCAAGTCTATTTCGATACCTACCTCAAGGACCGGATCCTCCGTTACCACAAGGACGGCGGCGGCCAATGGGAGCTCGAGACCGACGTAGCCAACCCGATCGGCAAGATCCCGATCGTCTATTATTGCCAACCCGGGCCGGAGTGGGCCGACGTGCAACCTTTGATCGACCGCCTCGAGAAACTCCTCTCGAATTTCGGCGAGACCAACGATTACCACGCCTCGCCCAAGATCTTTGTCAACGGCAAGATCAAGGGTTGGTCCAAGAAAGGCGAGGCCGGCGCAATCCTCGAGGGAGAGAAAGACGCCAAGGCCGAGTACCTCTCTTGGGATCACGCCCCGGAGAGCGTCAAGCTCGAGCTCGATACCCTCTTGAGGCTTATCTACTCGCTTACCCAAACGCCCGACGTCTCCTTTGACTCCGTCAAGGGGATCGGCAACGTTACCGGTATTGCCCTCAAGCTCTTGTTTATGGACGCCCACCTCAAGGTATTCGACAAGGCCGAGCTTTTCGGCGAGGGTTTCCAACGCCGTAACTCCGTCGTCGGATCCTATATCGGTCAAATGGATAAGACCTACGAGGGAGTATCCGAGGATCTCTATATCGAGTCCGTCTTTACTCCGTATATGATCGATACCAAGTCCGAGTGGATCCAAACCCTTATGCAGGCAACCGGCGGCAAGGCGATCCTCTCGCAGGAGAAAGGCACCGAGCTCGCCGCCCTTACTCCGGATCCGGAGGAGGACTACAAGCGTATCAAGAAAGAGGAGGAGGAGTCCTCCACGTTTGACGTATTCGGACAAGGGAGGTAACTATGGGAAAGATTATTTGGGGAAAGTTTGGGATCGATAAGATCTATCACTTTTACGGAGGCCTCTCTTTTGCCCTCCTTACGCTTTTCGTCCTCTTGGCGGTAATGTTATTCGGCGGCCACGTCCCGACGCCAATAGGGGCCGTTTCTATCACTTTGGCGGCCCTTGTAGCCGGGATCCTCAAGGATCTTTACGACGCTCTCGTCCAAAAGGAGGATTTCGACCTTTGCGACGTATTCTTTACTTGGCTCGGATCCGTCCCGATCCTCCTCGTATGGTTTGAGATAGTAACCCTCCTCGCCCGGTAAGCGTATGGCAAGGCCAAAGAGCGACAAAACATATCAGTACGAGCACCTCCTCCGAGCAAACCAATACTCGGGGAGGTTGACTCGTATCTACGACTCGTACGTCGCCGAGTTTACAAAGCTCGCCGAGACGCTCGATATCGACCCGACAAAGCTCTTTTCCTTTGCCGATTACCCGGAGTCGCTCGCCCGATGCAACAAGACCCTCGAGAAAGTCGTCCGGGACGTTGAGATCTTTTTCGACCGGGCGACCCGGGAGGAGTGGGAGGAGTCCAACCTCAAAAACGACGATCTCGTCGATTATCTCTTTGAAAAGACCGGGATCCCCAAGGAGAGGCTCAAGCAATTCTACAACCGCAATACGGCCGCCCTACGGGGTTTCCAAACGAGGGTCGAGAACGGCTTTACGATCTCCGACCGGATTTGGAAAGTAACCGAGCAATACAAGGGAGAGATCGAGCTTGGTATCGACCTCGCTCTCGGAGAGGGCAAGTCCGCCGCCCAACTCTCCCGGGACGTACGCAAGTACCTCCGGGAGCCCAACAACCTTTTCCGCCGGGTACGGGACAAGCACGGAAACCTCGTCCTCTCGCAGAGGGCCGCCGCTTTCCACCCGGGGCAAGGCGTGTACCGGTCGTCGTATAAAAATGCAATGCGACTCGCCCGGACCGAGACCAATATGGCTTACCGGGAGGCCGACGCCGCCCGTTGGGACGAGCTCCCGTTTGTCGTGGGCTACGAGATCCACCTCTCCGGCCGGCACCCGGCCCCGGATATTTGCGACGATCTCAAGGGCAAGTATCCAAAGGATTTCAAGTTTCGGGGTTGGCACCCTCATTGCTTTTGCTATTGTACGACGATCCTCTCGACCGACGAGGAGTTTGACGAAATGCAAAAGAGGATCCTCAACGGCGAGGATATCTCCGGTATGCACTCCGCCAACGAGGTTACGGACGTCCCGGAGGGTATGAAAGATTGGATCCAAGACAACGCCGAGAGGGCAAGCGATTGGAAATCCGTCCCGTACTTTATCAAGGACAATTTCGTCGAGGGAGACCTCTCCAAGGGCCTCGAGCTCGATACCACGCCTCCGGAGCCGGAAAAGCCCAAAGGCAAGACCAAATTTAAGACCGAGGAGGAGAAAGAGGAGATCCGCCGGCAATGGGCCGAGCGTCGAGCCGTCTATCACTACGGCGAGAATATCCTCCGGTATATGGACGGGATCTCCGATATCGATACCTCAACGCTCGCCGATCTCCTCAAGAAAGGCGACGTCAAGGCCGTACTCTCCGAGGCAAAGGCACTTGCGGCCAAGGGTAAGGAGATCCTCAAGCTCTCTTACCTCGACAATCCGATGCAAGTCGCCCGGGATTTCTCCGCCGCCGAGGCAAAGGCCGTCAACGAGGCCGTCGGTAACAAGATCGCCGGTTGGGAGTCCGCCGGCAAGTATTCGACGCTCGCCGACAAGCAAAAGAAACTCAAGTTTGAGGTCGAGTGGCTCGACAATAACCACAAGTACCCGACTTGGAAAGTCGCCCAAGACGCCTACAAGAAACAACTCTCGATCGTCGAGACCGAGATCAAGACCGAGGAGGCCAAGGCGGAGATATCCAAGATCGTTAAGTATGC